ACAGAGCTATGGCAGATTTATTAGCAGTAAGAGGAGATGATAGATATACTGTAGATGCTTCTGGCAATATTACAGAAAGAACTATGGTGCCTAGAGAAGAAGTAACTGGTTTTGATCCAAGCAAATTAGGTCAAACAGAACGCATGGATGGAACAGGTGCAGTTATAGATAGTTCAGTAGCTCAAGCTATGGGTACATCTACAGAAGATGAAGCACAAAATTTAGCTATAGCATTAAAAGCTGCACAAGCAAGAGAAAAGACTGGTACACCTCCTAGTCAATTAGAACAAGAACTTTTACAAGAACAAGTAACACCAGTAACATTTAAATACGGACCAGAAGATGACCCTAATTGGTTTGAAAGAAATGTATTAGGTAAAAAATTAAAAGGTGAAGAAATAAGTAATATTAACCAACTAGCAATAAAAGCTGGAATTAATCCTTTTGATTTACAAAAATTAGATAGGGATATAGAAGATAAAGAATTTGCTAGAGAAACACAAATTATTGCTAGAGAAACTGCTTTAAAAGATAATATTCTTAAAGACCAACAAATAGTAGCTAATAATTTACAAAATATATTAAATACAGCAAAATCTGAAAACGATTTATTAGAAGTAGCTAATGCAGGTAAAAAATTAAAATTTATAAATAGCCTAACATTAGAAATGTCTAGAAAGACATTTCCAGACTTTAAAACATCAGAATTATATAGAGCTAAACAATTTGCTAATGCTGGATATGGAGATGAATCTCTTAAAATAATTAAAGGTTTAAAAGATGCAAATTTAATATCTTCATTATCAGAAAAAGAAGAACTCACTTTTATTAAAGATTTTAGAAAAACTGAAGCAAAAGAATTTGAAACTATCAATAAATCAGTTACTATATTTAAAAAATTATTAGATGCTTCAAAAGCAGATGGAGGTGTTGGTGATTATTCATTAATGATTTCATATATAAAAGCACTTGATGATTCTGTTGTTAGAGAAGGTGAAGTTAGAACTTTTGCAAGTATGCAAGGTGTTATTAATGAAATTGAAATAGCATATAAAAGAGCAAAAGGCGAAGGGTTCCCTCCAGAGTTAAAAAATCAAATGGTTGATTTAGCTTTTGGAACACTTAATTCTGCTTTAACAAATTACAATAATAATAAAATAGCTAAAATTAAAAATTACGAAGATTTAGGATTAAATCCTGTTAATATATTTAGTGGTTACGAATCTATCAACTTTTTAGATGGACAAGGTAATCCTTTGAGTAATAGTAAAGGTGCTACTTTACCAAATTTTGTATTAAGTGTACCAGCAAAAGACCCTGAAGAAGTGGAGTACGAATAATGAAATTAAAAAATGATGAATTAATTAAATTTCCTGATGGTTCTGTTTTAGAATATAAAAAAGGAACTGATAAATCTGTTATAGATGCAAAAAAAAATCAAATAATTTTGCAAATGGAAAAACAACAACAGCCACCTACTAATATAGATGAATTAGCTGTAGAGCAACAAGACTTAACTAATGCACCATTAACTACGATTGTTAAAAGTGGTGGTAAGTTTTTAAAAGATATGATTACTCCTTTTACACAACCCATACAAACAGCTAAAGATATTAGTGCGTTAGCAAGTAGTGTTGTAAGTACGATAAGACCAGGAGAACAAGGAAACGAAC